ACCCTTACGGTTAACACCTTTTGAATCCAACTCCCGCCTAGCCCTTTGTCTTTCCATACGGTTTGCGTGTTCGCCACGTTTCTTCTGTAGTTGGTATTCGTGTTTATATGGTCGAGGGGATTTCGTGTATGGCATTAGTTTCTCCCATTGTGAGCGCACTCGGTAACCGCGCAATGCCTTCTACACAACCCGCTTGGGCGAGGGTTCCACACATCATTAGCTGCGGCTGATTCCATCTTACTATAGTTTGTCAGCCATTTCTCCCAGAGTTTAGCCTCATCGTCCCTATAGTAAGTATCTCGTATGAGGTTCTTGGACACCACGAACAGCAACCCCGCCCGTACTTCGTTGACCTCGGGAAAATGTTTAAACGTAGCCAACGCCATAAGTTCTAGCTGGCCTTTATCGGCGTACCGCGCAGACTTACCTGTTTTATAATCAACCACCCATGCTAGGTCGTCGTCCAGTATTATCAGGTCTGCTATACCTCGGAACCAAACATCTTTATCTGAAAAACCGCAAGGCTCCAGCTCCGACGTTAGACCGAGCCTGTATTCACATAACTTCTTACCCTGTTTGGCTTGAAGACTGTCAAGAACGTCAACCGCGTAGTCGAACCGCTCTGGCATTGGGGCGCAGTTCTTTATGTATTCCTCCGCTGCCGAATGAAAGTGGGTGCCGTAAAGCATGGCCTCCGTCTCTTTCTCTTCGTACTGCTTGAGTATCTTCATGTGGTAGAACTGCTTTGGGCATTGCTCAAAGGCTTTAATCTTACTGAAGGACCACGGCGCTATAGTCATTTTTTAGTTGCATATTCTTTTGGGTCAAATGGAACATCAGCTTTGGAACCTATAGCTACATCCCACAGATCGTATTTCTCTGCGTGTTGTTTAAGTTTTTTGCTGTACCCAGTAAGAGAACAGGCTGCTAATTTAGCAGCGGCAGTTGGTACGTAGGGAGCAACCTTATGCACCCAACTTATTCGAGCGATAAGCTGTTGCTTACCTACATCTCCATTACCTATCGCCAAAATTGCTGAGTGCGAACAATCAATACAATCAAATTCCATAATCACGCCATCTTTATCATATACTATCCCATGAGACATATTTGTTGTGTTCATATGTAAGTTACTGCCTCTGCACTTAGGGCAACGTAAGAAATCACCGTCGGTATCAACAAGCCCAACGTCCGAGTACTCATCTAACATTATCTGCAATCTTTCCTGTAGTCGTGGGGTCCACCAAACAAGCTACATGATCTACCCCAACCTGTTTAGGCGCGTAAGATTTAAAAGCAAAAATGTGGAGCGCCCTTATATTTTGATGGACGTACACAGCACAATCTTCAAAAGTATCAAAACGAAGTACCTCTTCTCCTTGCTTATCCACAATTAGCATGTCCACCTCGGGATAGTTAGGAGGGGCGAACATTATAATTATGGCAATCATAAATTTCATTCACAAGTTCCGTACGATTTACCTACTCCAGATTCACAGTCAATCGGAAGGTCCGTCGCCCAGTGAGGTACCATACGCATACAAGTTTCTACGTAATTACGGGCGGCGGTTACTTCATCATCTCGCACACAGCATACTATAGAGTCATGTACGGTTAAGACAACCTTATATCGTCTAGAGACTTCCAACATCTGATAACCGATAATACATCTAGCCAACGCTTGGCATACGTTCTCTATGACCTTGCCACCGTAGATGCGAGTGCGGCCCCGCCGTGTTTGGTAGCTATACTCAATACCCTTCTCGCCTTGCTCACCAGTTAAATCGGCGTATCGCAACAACATACCAGACGGTAGAATTATAGCGCTGTTGTCTACGTCAGCTTGTAACAAGTTATTACGACCGAAAGGTAGCGCATCACCCCGAGAGAGATACACCAGCATATTCTGCGCGGCTTTCCACAGGTTAAATATATCTCTATTGGCTTCCCTGTAGATTTTTATAACCCTCTGCGCTTCCCACTCGTCTATTTCGGCCCCAAAGTTCTTTAGCTGCTCCCGAAACCGGACTGCGCCCATACCGTAACCAGCCCCAAGGATGGTGGTCTTCCCAACGAAACGCTGTTCGGGTGTTATGTCTTCTTCGGCAACCCCGTAAATGCGGGACGCCATTTTGACATACACATCTTCTTTGTTAGTGAAAGCGGTTACCAAATCTTCTTGCTCGGCCAGCCAAGCGAGTACTCGCGCTTCGATCTGCGCGGAATCAGCCTCTACGAGAGTGTATCCTTCGGGGGCTACTATACTGCACTTCAGCTTCTTGGCCGCAACGCCCCTGCTCGGCAAGTTCTGGAGGTTAATCTTATCGTCACCGCCCCATCTACCGGTGTGCGCGGCGTAGTACTTGACCGGCACGGGCAACAGACCCCGCTTCGATATATCTATAAACCGCTGCGTCCTAGTCTCTTCCAGAGTACTCTTGTTGCCCAGCCTAGCGGCTACTAACGATTGCACCTGTGGATCATCGTGATCTTTCAGAGCCTTAAACGCTTCGTCGGTCTTAGCGAAAGCAAAGGTACGCTTGCCTGTGGTGGGGCTTATCTTTGTGGGTGCCGCTACCCCCAAACCTTCTAGTAGGGCAGCGAATTTGGCATTACTCATAAGGGCTTGCTTGTCCACTCCGGCGGAGACAAGTAGCTTGTCCTTGTAGTCACGTGTTTCTACGAGATGTTGTTCTAGTAACCCAAGATCTAGGTCTAAGGTAGGCTCAACAAACATACGCAAACTAAGGTCTATCAGCTTTAGTTCATCTCTTGGGAATGTAGGGGCGAAAACCTTAAACAGATCATATGTAAGGTTGACATCGTTAATGCAGTAATCGCCGTACCGAGATAGTTCTTCTGGTGTGAAATCAATTCGCCGCTTCCCCAGTGCCTCTATAACTTCTGTGCCTTTAACTCCGAGAGAATACCTTTCAGCCAACGCACGGAGGCTTCCACTAACTTCCACCCCGTCCACAGCACGGGCGATACAAAGAGTATCGGTATACACGCGAGGATGAATATCGAACAGCCAACTAGCAATAGCCCCATCAAACATAGTGTTATGGGCAAGAAACATAGCCTCGTCCCAGTTGAATGTTTGTAGGAACGCCTTAATTTCTTCCTTCGATCCACTAGCCCACTCCGTCTCGTTATTGTTGAGTTTGACCCCCACTCCAATGACTTCGAAGCGGGGGTCGCGCACATATTCCTCTGTAGTAACTTTAGACAGAGAAAACTCACGGTCATAATATGTCTCAAAATCAACTGTTATGAGGTCCATACTACCTATCTCCGCAAGCTAGTTCACCGCCACAGGCCAAGTACCCACAGGCGTCTACCCAGTTGTCCTCGTTGCTCTCGTTACTTTTAAGCCGTGCAATCTTTAGTAGCGCCATCATCGCGGCTACATCTACAGCGGTAACTTGGTAGCTAAGATGCTCTGACCAATATGCAGCAATCGTAGAGAAGTTATCCTCCATGTTGCCATGTTGCGCCGCTCGATCCTGAGTAATGTATCCTTCAGCGGTACGTAGTATCTTCGCACGTTTGAGTTTCTTTTCGGCGGGGCCAAAAACAACATTATCACCAAAAGGTAGTTCTAATTGTTCAGCCATTTTTCTTCCTTCTTTTGCGAGTTATAGGCAGCAACCATTGGTATTTACCAACGTCTGCCTCACAGTGGACGCAGCGTAAAGAGGACCACGAAAAGTTATATACGTGGGCGGGTCCACCACATTCGGGGCAGTAGATCGTCTTACCCTTCTTGCCGGGGTGGGTCCATTTAGGGACGGGCCTAAATTTCTTAGTGTCAACTTTGAACTCATCCTCTATAGGGTGGTCTGTGACAGTATCTTCGGGACCGTCCCAGCCTTTACCAAATAACCAATCTAAAAACTTCATTTTCGTTCTCCTGTTTCTATAAGTTGCCCCCCTCCAGCTATGGTTATGCACACCTAGAGGGAGGACTAACGTAACGTGCTTCTCCGGTGTAAGCCGTGGACGAAAGGAGGCACCTGCCTATGCCAAACAGGTTCCAAAAAACCCACGCTTACACTGTGGAAGGATAATAACCGGCCTCTCTCCCACTTAGCCGCTCCAGCTAGCCGTGAATGGCCGTGTGGAGTAACTCTGAAACCTTATTCATGTTCTCTTCATTAACGACCAGATCGAACCCGCTGGCATTGCTTATGTCACGTAAGTTCTTTTCCTGTAGCGGTGTTGGTACGTTGTTACCGGCCTTACACTCAATCCCGAAGAACATTCCTTTGTAGCACCCCACTATATCCGGTACTCCGCTCTTACCGTAGCCACCCGTTGCGGGGAAAAAATAGTACGCCTCAAGTTCTTTAAGTTGTTTGACTACGACCTTTTTGACTTTAGCTTCGGGCGTCATCGCCATCTTGATCGTTCCCCCTTGGAAAAAGTTTAACTACGTTGTCTTTGTCCTCAGTATCCGCTTCTTCATCCTCGACAGAATCAGCCGCCAAAATAGCCGCGCCATATGTCTTAATTGGAGCGGTCTCGTCAAAGTAGGCGGTCATATCTATTGCAAACTCCGACGCTTCATCCACGTAGCTTTTTATACTCGCCCAAGCGACAACTATATCTGTTGGTATGCCATCAAAAACGAGAGTAACCGCGAAACCATGTTCGCCGCACTTTAGATTTTCGTATTGATGCTGTAGAATTATAGTCATGCCCTCGGGGAACTGCTCCTTTAGATAGTCAGGCACCTCTACGTCTTCGGCATG